TTTCTTTCTATTCACAATATACGAAATTAGTATGTAATAGACAATATAGTTGAGTAATACTAATAAGTCCAGTTCTTTTGAAACAAAAACTACAATTGAATTCCCTAAAAATCCCCACGAAAAATTTATAAGAGTTTCCCTTAACAATTCGTTTGGTGTTGTGATTGCATCCAACACATTTATTTCTTTATTTATTCCGGTTTTTTTCTTCAAGTGTTTTGATGTGGTGTTCGAGATACCATAAGGCCTTTCTGAGGTCCTCGAGTTCTTTATCTTTTCCTTTTTTTCCTGCACGACTAATATATTTTACTGTGTTTCCTAAACTAAATCCTAGATCCCAAGCATCAATCACTTTGATGGCCTCATATTCATTATTTTTTCCTCCATAATGATTCGGGTGATTTACATGTTCCATCATTCTTCTCTATATTCTTTTAATAACTCATCATTAGATTTTGTCCCGTATTTTCCTTCCAATGTTTTTGCGTCAATATACGAATTCATCATATTTTTCATTTCATAAATTTGATGAGTGGTGTCTAACGATCTAACAATCTCACGAATGATTTTGTATGGATCGGCATTTGAACCTGGTCTTCTGTCTTCAACATAACCCTTCCAATTTTCGGCCGTGTCTTTTGGAACCCTAATTGATGCTCCTCGATCAGACACACCCCAACTAAACTTATCAATCGCCTGAGTTTCATATTCACCAGTAAGTCTTAAATGATTTTGTGATCCGTATGCTTTGATGTGATCTTCATGTCTTGATTCAAATGCATTGAATAGTGCCATAAAATATTCTTCATTCCCTTCATGTCTCATCATGTCAGTCGAAAAGTTTGTATGAAGACCTGATCCATTCCATTCACCGTGTGTTAATGGTTTTGGGTGTAGTTCAATGTGGTATCCATATTTTTCTGAAGTTTTAAACAAGAAATAACGAGTCATCCAAAGATCATCACCACCTTTATGTTTTCCTTGTGAGAACACTTGATATTCCCATTGACCTAAAGCAACCTCAGCGTTTGTTCCTGTAATATCAATTCCATAATTTAAACACATGTTCAAATGTTCGTCAACAAATGGACGACCCACCACATTATGTCCAACTCCACAGTAATATTCGCCCTGTCCTTTAAGAATATTTCTCTTGTGTCCTAAAATGTTTCCATTGATTTCTTCACGAATGAAATACTCTTGTTCAAACCCAAACCAAAGGTCTTCATAACCTTCACCAATTTTTGATCTTTTATTCGATTCATGGGGTGTCCCATCTGGGTTTAATACCTCACATAAAACATAAACGGTAGATTGCATGTCTTGAACATAGTGTCTTACAGGTTTTAATAAAAGATCTGATTTTTCAGTGTTTGCCTGTCCTGTTGATGATCCATCAAAGTTCCATATTGGAAATTTTCCATCTAAAAAGGCATTTTTAACTTTTTCGTATTCAACAATTTTAACTTTACTTCTTAAGTTTGGTTCTGGTTTATATCCGTCTAACCAAACATACTCCAATTTAATTTTCATTTTATTTTTCTTTTGTTATTTGTTCATATTTTTTTGTTTGAGAAATGATTCCGGCAATTCTTCTTTTAAACATCGGAAGTAAAGTTTCGTTGATTGGAAAAATATCTTTTGATGTCATTAAAAATATTGGTCCGGTTTTTTTATCAATACTCTCAAACGTAGAAAATGTATTTATAATTTTTGGTATTGTCAATTCGTTAATTTGATCTTGATAAATCAACTTAACTTTTGTCATTTGTTGGGGATTATATCTTGTTTCTTGTTTAATGGTGTATTCCCAAACATAGTGTTTTTTTTCATGGTCTATGAAATAAAAAAAACCTTTCGGGTGTAAGATATTTTTTTTATTTCTTTTTATTTTCATATCTAAAGAATCAAAAACTATTGTCCAAACTGATTTAGCTATGTTAAAATATTCCATTATTCTTGGAGCAGAATACATAAGGATTTTTTTAAACTCTTGTGATTCTTGTTCGGACATTTTTGGGATTTCTTTGAACTTAAGATCTTTAACCATTATCTCATCGTCAATATTGGTGAGTTTTTTGTCGGTGTAAATTATTTTATGATCTCTCATAAGTGCTTGGACATTCATCAAGTGTAATGAAAGTTCAATAAAACCTGGATATAACTCTAATTTGTCGAGTTTATCTCCCATTTTTTGAAAGTAGGAAAGTAGTTTGTATTCTTTGTATTCTCGATCAATTGGTTTTTCAAACATCCAATCGGTCTCCATTAAAAACTCTATTTTTTTTCTTCTTGTCATCGAATAAAAACATAAAAGAAAAATATAAATAAATAAAGTCCTAAGAGACCCTCATTACATAATACTCGGTTCCATTTATATCAAAAGTTTCATAGTCTCCATCGTATGAGTTTAATAAAGATCCATAACCATCTGAACTAATTACCGTGTTTACAATACTATCAGTATCAATAAAATCCATTATGAAGGTCTTATCATAACCGTAGTGATTAATAAAACCTTTTATGTCGTCTTCCCATTCTCTAACTCTATCATTTACTTCATTTTCAATAGTACTTTCATCATAACCACCTTGTGGATCTTCTTTAATTTCTTCTATTGTTTCCTCTAAACCATCAATTTTTTCTCTAAGTTGTTCATATTCTTCATTACTTATACCTTCTCTTTCAATTTTTTGATTCAATGAATCTAAAGTTATTTGGAGTTGATTAATTTGTCTCGTTTGTTGTTGTGATAACTCTAAAGGAATGTCCCAATCCCCAGGGTCTTGTCTTATATAGTCATCATAGAAGTCATATAACCAACTTGTCCAACTTTGTTTGTCTAATGCATCATCAAAGACCCAATCTGAAAAAGAATCCATTCCCATATCATCTAACAAACTTTCAACCGCATGTTTTGCCGCTGAATCAATTTCATCTTCTGCATAAACATCATAGGTATTTGGATTAAATCCATTATCACCACCTAACCATTCATAATTTTTTCCATAACCATAGGTTGCTCTTCCACTTGGGTATATGTAATATTTGTCTTCAGGAATCTCATTTCCCTCTTCATCTTCAACCGTGTCAACATCACCATTTTGTTCTAAGTATTCATATAGAGCTTCAGTTCTTTCAGATTCGTCGTCACCATTTTCAACATCCCATTCACTTTCTTGTCTTTTCTCGTCTAACTCAGCAAGTTTTTGATCCAATTTTGCTTGTTCCTTTATTTTCCACATAGAAGATCCGTAGTCAGATACATAACCATCTACGGTAATTCCGTCTATATTTGGGACATTAGTGTGAGAAATATCTAATTTACCCATTACTCTTACAACACCGGTAAGCGGTCCAACATTTTTATACTTACTAACATCTAACGGACCAGTAATAACAATACCTTTACCTCTATACGGTTTAAGTCTTGATATTCTTTCTGCAATACCTCCAACATCGTCTAATAACTCCAAATAATCATCAGGTGAAATCGAAACAAGGTTCTCATCTTGTTCTAAAATGTAATTTTTAAAAAACTTTTTTAATGACATATGTTATAAATATCAAAAGAAAATATAATTGATTTTTTTTATTTAGTAATTAAAGTTTAGTTAGTTGATATTTATAGACAAATAAACCACTTAAAAATAATTACCATGAGTTGCGGATGTAAGCAAAAACAACAAGCTCAACAAGCACAAACACAAACTCAACAACAATCGTCTCAGGCTCAAGCTCAGACCCAAACGAATGTTCAAGAGAGCGTTAAAAAAGTTATCTCAAAATATTACAGAAGATAATATTTGTTGTGTTAAAAAATTACAGGTGTTCGTATTGGACACCTTTTTTTTTGTTTGATATTTATAACATATGAGTTTAGAAAGAGCAAGAAATTTAATTCAGTCATTTAACGATGGTGAATACGAGTATGATATTGAACCGTATTTCAGTACCTTGATGAATTTTTTGAAGTTTATCAAAAAATATGGTTTATTAGATGAACTCGATTTAAATGAAATGCCAATTGGAGATTTTGATGATAAACTTTTTGAGTTCTTTGAAGAAAATGGTGTTGTGTCAAACATGACATACGATGGAACCCCACAACAATTCAAAAATCACTTTTTACTTTATGGTTTAGAAAACAACTATGAAGACACGATGGTTTTTATTACAAATAATCTTATTACGGATGTAGTTATTAGACCAGACGGTTTTTATCTTCATTTAAGAGATAGAGAAGAATTGGAGATTTTATTTTGTGGTTCAAGTCGTGGTGGTGGTGCAAGATATGTTGCAAAACTTATTTTAAGTGAAGATGGTTTAGGACATGAATGGTATTATGACAATACCGTAGAACCGCACCAAGTTGTTGATATACTGGATGATGCAAACATCACAACACTCAAAGATATTATTTTTAAAGAGATTGGAGATAAAGAATTGTCGTTAGAGGATTATGACTCTGATTTTTTTTCTGAACTTTCTGAAGAACAAGGAACTGAAGATTATTTTAGAATAAGAGCTGAAGATTTGAATGGTTTAGTAAGTGATGAAAGTGCGTTTAACGAGTTATGTAAAAATGATTTGGATGATTTAGGAAGTAGCCTGAGAAGTTTATATTGGCACTCTGAAAATAGTGCATATGAAGATGAGGTATATGAACTTGTCTATGGTGGTTTAAATGAATACTTTGAAGGAAGAATAAGTGAAGTTCCAAGAGAGGTCACAATGAGTGATGGGACAAAAAAAACAAGATATGACCAATATATTAAAGTAAGAGATTTTAAAAACATTATTGATACTTTTTTAGAATCTAACAAGGGTAATTATTGGGGTGATTCTCATTTAGAATACCATGGTGGTTTAGTTACTTTAATGGTTGCTATGATGAATGACGATCAAATTGATTGTATTGATTTTAGAGTTCCTGACTATCCTGATTGGGATAGAACAAGAAGAAACATCAACGAAAACTTCCCTGAATACCTCTAACTATTTATAGTTTAATTTATTTCTCATATACATTTTAAAAACCAAAAATATGAGAAAATTAGAAAAAAACACAAGACGGTATTTTGTAAATCTATTTGCCGACTACATCCTATCTAAATTCGA